AGTACAATAAATTTAACTGATTCACAAATTAATTTTACAGGTGGTGAACATACACATATTGACGGTAATGAATTAACTGTAGGTGATTATACCATAACTGATAGTACATTAAAATCTCATACAGGTGATATTAATGTTAAATCTACTGGAACAATTAATTTTAATACTGATACTAAAATTTTAAACAATAACAGTATAACAATATCAGGTGATGGAACTATAGCAGGTTCATTAATTAATCTTGGTGATCAACCTACAGACATTGTAGACTTCAATATGGATATGACACAAGATTTATTACCAGCTGACAATACAATACGAAATTTAGGTTCCGCAAGTAAGCAATGGTATAAATCTACTTTTTCTACAGTAGATTTTGGTAACCTTGTAGTTCATAATAATACTATGAGAACAACAGAATCTAATGCTGACTTAGAATTAAAAGGCAGTGGAACTGGTAATGTTGTTGCTGAAGAATTAACATTCGGTACTGGAATTTCTTCTGCAAATGATATAGTTTTTGATGCAGGAGCATCTACACTTACAATTAATAGTACAACAGCATTAAACATTCCTGTAGGAACAACTGCACAAAATCCTACACAAGATAGAGGAATAAGATTTGACACTACTAGTACATTATTTGAAGGATTTCATAGTGGAGCAATTCCTTTAGGTGGTGTAATAGATGCTGATTTAGATACTAAAATAGATTTAACAAGTAATCAATTTACATTTAATATTGCTGGTTCTAGTGTGGGTACTTTAGATACAACAGCACTAACACTTAATAGATTTGGAAGTCAAGATCAGGTTAATATAGACGGTAATACTATAACTGTACCAGACGATGCCACAAATGCTCAAGCAGGTTTAGAAGCTAATGGTACTGGTAAAGTAATATTAGACACATCTAATTTTACTATATCTGGGGGTGAACTTCTTAATAGTGAAAGTGAAAGCGACACAGTTTTTACAGGTACAGGTGCAAAAGTAGATAGATTTATTAAAATAGATGCGCCTGCTATAAAACTTCCATCAGGTTCTTCAGTAGATCAACAAACAAAAGCCAACATGAAACAGGGCGAATTGTTCTGGAATACCGATGTTGCTATACTTCAAGTATGGACTGGAACTGAATGGAGATCTGCTACAGGACAAGCAGAAACAAGTATAACTATTGAAGATTTGGAAGCCATTAACTTAACATATAACTTAATAATTAATTAAGCTATTATTCTAGCATACTACAACATAAATCCAAAACCAGTATAAATACTAATAATGTTTAAATCAGACCTTGTTTTAGACAGGACAAACTGTGGTTCAACCCGCAAGGTAATGTGGTTGGTGGGACAAGATCCCCGTGCTAAAGGAGATAGAGAATGGCCGTAGGTCGAATTTCAGGACAGCTCTTAAAGTCCAACTTACTTCGTAATGGAGTAAACCTGGCCTTCGAGACTGATCTTTTATACATTGATGTTAATAATTCTCGAATAGGAGTTAACACTGCTAGTCCCCAATATCCATTAGACATTAATGGAACAGCACGTACAACAAATTTAGAAGTCACAACTCAAGCAGTTATAAACAATATTACAATTGGTGCTAATTCAATTAGTACAACTGGATCTTCTCTTAATATTACTTCACCAGATGGTATACTATACAACAATAAACTATTAATTGATGATATAGAAATTAGTGGTAACACTATTAAAGCCACAGATTCCAATCAAAATTTTGAAATTCAAACTAGTGGTACAGGTATTGTAGAAGTATTTGGAGACACTAGAGTTAATGGTAATATTCATGCTACAGGTAATATTAGAGCAGACGGTAATATTCAGATAGGTGACGCTGATACAGATTCAATTTCAATTGCGGCAGATTTTACAAGTAATATTACTCCAGATGTAACTGACACATATAATATGGGTTCCGCGGCAAAAAGATGGAATGACGTATATGCAAATAATTTAATTGTAGACAATCTTACATTGAATGGTAACATTACTGTACAAGGTCTTGACTTAACGGCTAGACCAGGAAAAATTTATTATGTTGCAACAAATGGTGATGATGCTAAGACAGGAACCCACCAAAATGATCCTTTTGCAACAGTTTCAAAAGCATTAATAACTGCAACAGATGGAGATTTAGTTTACATATATCCAGGAACATATAATGAAGTTTTACCTTTAACTATTCCTGCTGGAGTTTCAGTAAGAGGTGACGGTATTAGAGCAGTTGTTATTAAACCTCATGGAAGTACACCAAATAAAGATGTATTCATTCTTAATGGTGAAACTACTGTTGAAGATTTAACTATTGCAGATTTTTATTATAATTCTGGTGCAACAGAAGGACACGCATTTAGATTAGCCACTGGCGCAGATAGTACATATTTCCAACTTACAAGTGATATACCTTTAATTAAAAATGTTGCTGTAATTACAAAAGGTTCAGTAACTTCTGTTTCAGACCCAAGAGGTTTTGATCAAGGAGATGCAGGTAAAGGAGCATTTCTTGATGGACAAGTAGTTGGAGGAATTACTCCAGAAGTTAGAGTTAGATTTCAAAATTGTACATTTATTACACCTGGTGTGGATGCAATAACAGTAACAAATGGTGTAAGAGTAGATTTTATTAATTCATTTACATATTTTGCAAACAAAGGTATTAATGTTACAGATGGATCATATGGACAAGGTGGTGACGGAAAAACAAGAGTAAACATAACAGGATTATCAGGATCTTTTCCAGCACCTAGTCAAACTGTAACTTATTATGATAAAGATGGAGCAACAAAATTAGTTGAAGGAACAATTGAAACTGTAGATGCTGGTAATAATTTAATTGTATTAGATGGCAAAATAGGTGCGTTTTGTTTACCAACAACAAGACCTACTAAAAAAGTTACAGCAACAGGAACTACAATAGATGGAACAACTAAAAAATATGGAAGTGGAAGTTTCAAACAAACAGCTTCTAGTCATAATTTAAAAGTTGCAGGACATACAGACTTTGGTTTCGGTACTGGAAATTTTCAAATAGAAGGATGGTTTAATCCAACATCAGTACAAAGTAAAACTTTATTACAAATAGGAAGTTTAGAAATTGATATTCTTAATAACGTTCCTAGAGTTAAATTAGATGGAAATGCAATTGCAACTGAAGCCACAGGTTTTAATATTAGTGTTTGGACTCACTTTGCTGTAGGAAGACAAAACAATACGTTAAAAATGTTTATTGGTGGAGTTAACAATAATGCTATAGATGTTTCAGGTTGGACTGCAGATTTAAAAGATTCAAATGATGTTTATATAGGAAATAGTAATTCACTTAATAATGCCTTTGAAGGTTTTATGGATGATGTTAGAATAATCAAAGGTGATATGACATATTCAGCAAACTTTACACCTGCTTCAGCAGAAATAACAAATACAAATAATAATAATGGTATTACAGCATTAATGTTAAATGCTAATGACTTTTTAGATAATCATAAATTAGGTCAAGATATTAGATTCTCAGGTGGTTCAACAGCTAATGAAATTACTTTAGCAGATTATTCAGACTTTGGATCAGATTTTAGAAGTGTATCAAGTGCAAACGTTTATGGAACTTACGGTGTTGTTGCAGATGGTATTGGTGCAAATGTAAATTTAGTTAATCATAATTTTAATTACATAGGTTCAGGAAAAAGTTTTGCAAATGATGTAAATGAAGTTGTTCAAGCAAATGAAGTTGTTGCTTCAACTAATGCAAAAATAAATTATAATTCAGTTGATCAAAGTGGTGGATTTAGACTTGGTGATCAATTTGCAGTAAATCAAAATACTGGATTAATAGAATTTAAATCTTCTGAATTAAGAATAGACACAACTTCTCAAATGTCAATTACTAATGGATCTAATACTACTGTTTTAGATGGTACAAAAGTAGAAACACCTAAATTAAGAATGAGTGGAACTACTATAGAAAGTTTATCAGGAAATCTTGATTTTAATTCAAGTACAAATGTAATTAATTTATTAAACAATGTTAATGTTACAGGAAATTTAGATGTAACAGGAAATATAACAATTGGTGGTAACATAACAATTGGTGATGAAGCTACTGATACAGTTACTATTACAGCCGGAATAGGAAGTGATTTAATTCCTGCAACAGATAATACTTACAATCTAGGTAATGATACTAGTAGATGGAATACATTATTTGCAAATGAAATACAAGTAGATAGTATTAATCTTACAAATAATGTAATCAAAACAACTGACAGTAATGCTGATTTAGAATTAATGGCAAACGGAACTGGCGGGATTAGATTAGAATCTTTTAGATTTAATCAAAACATTATTACTAATGATTCAGGAGATATGACAATTACTCCTGCAACAGGTATAGCAAGAGTTGACGGCACAGGAAGTATTAAAATACCATCAGGAACGACTGCACAAAGACCTGGAAGTCCTGCAAATGGTATGGTCCGTTATAATACAGATACAAGTTTATTTGAAGGGTATGAAGGATCGAATTGGGTAGCATTAACAGGTGTATATGATTTAGATAGAGACACTTATATTACAGCAGAAGCTTCTCCAGGAACAGATGATGATACTATTAGATTTTATGCTGGTGGAGTTTTGGTAGCAAATGTTAATTCTACTAGATTTGATGTAACAAAATTGATAGTAGATAACATAGAAATTAGTGGAAATACCATAAAAACTACGGGTGTAAACCAGGATTTAATATTAAATGCTAATGGTAATGGTAGCATTAGAATTGAAGACTTTAAATTCGAAGGAAATACGATAACTAATACTATATCGGCTCCAATCGTACTAAAAACGAGCGGAAACGGTTATGTTGATGTTTCAGATGCTGGTGGATTTGTACTTCCTTCAGGAACAGCAATAGATAGACCTGCAGTAGGTCAGTTGGGTATGACAAGATATAATACTCAAGATAGCAGGGTAGAACTTTATGATGGAAGTAATTGGGGTTCTATTGCAGGTTCGTCAGGAGCGATAAGCGTACTTGATGCAACTGAAATTTCAATAACATACGCAATTGCGTTAGGATAAAAATTTAAATGGCAACATATTTTAAAAATTCAATAATAAAAAACGTTGGGACAGTTCCAATAACGGTTTATTCACCGCCAATAGGAACTAACACAATTGTTTTAGGACTTAATCTTGCAAACTTAATTGAAAGTATTGTAAAAGTTACTGTAACATTACAAGATACAACTAGTGTTTCAGGTTATATTGTTAAAGATGTAATGATTGCCCCTAATTCTAGTTTAAGAATTTTAAGTGCAGGTGAAAAATTAATTATTGCCTCACAAAGTACACTACAAGTGAATGCGGATATTGCCGATTCAGTAGATGTTGTAATGAGTTTCGTGGAGTTAACATAAGATGAGTGATATTGGTCAAAATTTAAAAGCATATATGTTAGCAGGAATTAAAGATAGATATTTCTATGGTTTAAGAAGAACTATCGATGGAACTTTGTATATGCATAAAATTGATCAAATGAAAGCTGGAGAATCTGTTTCAATTAATGTTCCAGGTGATCCTGCAAAAAATTATATTGATTTTGATCAAGGAACTGATTTTTATGAAGGTAGAGGACCAAATCATTCTCTAGTTTATGAAAATTTAAAATACGAACAATTTAGATGGGACGATGTTAATCTAAATTATTATGTAAATGATGCTGGAGAGTTAGTAGTAAGAATTAATGCTACAAAAGATCAGGGCACTGTCACTTATCCAGAAACTTTAGAAACAGCTGGTGTCCAACCTAAAGAATTTACATTTGATAGAGATGTATATTCATTTGATAGTAATGAATCAACTTGGGATAGAACTTAAAAATACGTGGGAGTATAAAAAATGGCAAAAGAAATAATAAATGATGGTATTATACCTAATGATGGTCAAGGAGACAATCTTAGGTTAGGTGCCCAAAAAATAAATTCGAATTTTGATGAATTATATAATGCATTAGGAAATGGAGATACTTTATCTACTATTTCTTCTAATACAGTTACGGCGCTAGGAGGTAATAAAATTACTTTCTACTTTGCAACTGAAGGAGATTTACCTAACGCAACAACTTATGACGGAATGTTCGCCCACGTACACGCCGACAATACAAGTAGAGTTGCTCATTCAGGTACTTGGGTTAAATTAATTCAAGAAACTTCTTCTATCGATATGTTATCAGATGTTGAGACTTCAAGTCCAGCACCAGGTGATGGTCAAGCATTGGTTTGGAGTGATGCAAATAGCAGATGGCAGGCTGGAAGTATTGATGCAGGCGCATCAACTTTTGTGTCATTAACTGACACTCCAGCTAGTTTGGCTTCACATAATAATAAATTTGTAGCCGTAAATTCCACTGCAAATGCTATAGAATTTAGTACACCTA